CACGGCGGCAAGGTCAAGAAGATGGCTGCTGGCGGTTTGGCTGGTGGTCACAAGTCTGCTGATGGCGTTGCTATGAAAGGCAAAACCAAAGGCCGCCAAGTTGCCATGAAAAAAGGCGGAAAGGTCTGCTAAATGCGTCCAAGCCGGGGAATGGGGATTATCAATCCCTCTAAAATGCCGAAGGCCAAGACGATCACCCGTAAGGATGATCCGAATGAGGTCAAGATGTATGCCAAGGGCGGTGAGTCTAAGGTAAACGAGGCTGGTAATTACACCAAACCCGGTATGCGTAAGTCGTTATTTGAGCGGATTAAGGCTGGTGGTAAAGGGGGTGCTCCGGGTCAATGGAGTGCCCGTAAGGCCCAGATGCTGGCTATGCAGTATAAGAAAGCAGGCGGTGGGTACCGGGATTAGGTTTCCGGTCTACGACGCCACTAAGGATGGAAACGTCTTTGACTGGTTAATTAGTACCGCAGAAGACTTTAGGAAGATTAGGCAAAGAGAACGATATGTCGAACTTGAAAAAGCCGCAGCAAAGTCTGAAAGCGTGGACTCAACAAAAGTGGAGAACTAAGAGTGGCAAACCTTCTACGCAAGGATCGAAGGCTACAGGGGAAAGATACCTCCCAAGCAGCGCCATCAAAGCGCTCTCCCCGCAAGAGTACGCCGCGACCACCCGTGCCAAGCGAGCCGGTAAAGCAGCCGGAAAGCAGTTCGTCCCCCAGCCTAAAGGGGTGGCTAAAAAAGTTGCTCCGCATAGAAAGGTAGGATGATATGGCTAAGAGTTTTCCAGACCTAAATGATGACGGTGAAGTAACCCGTGCCGACGTGCTCAAAGGCCGTGGCGTCTTTAAAAAGGGTGGAAAGGTTGGCGAGAAGTGGATTCAGTCCGCTATCAAAAAGCCCGGTGCCCTGAAGAAATCCTTGGGAGTCAAGGCTGGCGAAAAGATCCCGGCAAAGAAACTCGCCAAGGCGGCTAAAGCCCCGGGCAAACTGGGTCAGCGTGCTCGTTTAGCGCAAACACTTAAGAAGATGAAATGAGCACAACCGGGACGACCACCTTTAACCTAGACCTTAATAGCCTTGTAGAAGAGGCTTTTGAGCGTTGTGGCGCTGAGTTACGCTCGGGCTACGATATGCGTACAGCCCGTCGTTCCTTGAACCTTTTAACGATTGAGTGGGCTAACCGGGGCATCAACCTATGGACTATTGAGCAGGGGTCTATCCCTATCAATCAAGCCCAGATTTGCTATGCCCTGCCCAGCGACACAATTGATTTGATGGATATGGTGATTCGTACCCAGACCGGTATTAACCAGTCGGACATCAATATCAACCGGATTTCTAGCAGCACCTACTCTACGATCCCGAATAAGAACGCCCAAGGTAGGCCGATTCAGGTCTGGATTGACCGTCAGAGCGGCTACGAGAACGTCACGACTAAGACCCTAGCCACCACGATTACGTCGTCTTCTAACACGGTTACGTTGAGTTCTGTGGCTGGTTTGAACTATGTTGGGTTTATCAAACTTGGCAACGAGACTATCGGGTACAACGAAATATCAGGGAATACCCTACAAAACTGCGTTCGTGGTGTAGATAACAGCACTCCAGCGGGACATACCGCAGGGGCTATCGTGACCGTCAGAAACCTGCCAAACATCTGTGTCTGGCCTGCCCCGGATCAGTCTAACTTCTATTCCTTCGTTTACTGGCGTTTGCGCCGTATTCAAGATGCTGGCAACGGTATTAGTACCGAGGACGTTCCTTTCCGCATGATTCCTTGTATGGCGGCTGGATTGGCCTATTACCTGTCTTTGAAGATACCCGATGCCATGAATAGGATCGAAATGTTGAAGGCTTCATATGAAGAACAGTGGGCGTTAGGGTCAAGTGAGGATCGAGAAAAGGCGTCTTTAAGGCTGGCTCCACGGCAGTATTTCTACTAAGGTAAGTCATGTCCGGCCCAAAGTTTGCTTCTGGCAAAAAAGCGATAGCGGAGTGCGATAGATGCGGATTTCGTTACAAACTGAAAGAATTGAAGAAGTTGGTCATCAAGACCAAGAACATCAATTTACTGGTTTGCCCTACCTGCTGGGAGCCGGATCAGCCACAGTTGCAGTTAGGGATGTACCCAGTTTATGACCCACAGGCTTTAGAGAATCCAAGAAACGATAAAAGTTACATACAGGCCGGTCTTACAGGTATCCAGACTGATCCATTAACTTTACCGGATGAAGACGTAGATGCTTTTGGAACGCCATCTGGCGGCAGTAGACAGATCCAATGGGGGTGGAATCCCGTTGGTTTAGACAACCCCTTGCAGTTATCTGGGTTAATCAATAACCTAGTGGCTAACGGGGACGTAGGAACCGTAACAGTAACAATTACTTAGGAGCAAATTATGGACATGAAAGCAGCATTGAAGGCACATATGGCTAAAAAGGGCGCCAAGGCTCACCCCGATGCCAATGTAAAGAAGTTGGCTAAGGGCGGCAAAACCAACCTTCAGATGAAGGCTATGGGTCGGAATATGGCAAAAATTGCCAACCAGAAAAAAGCCATGTCGATGGTTCGTAAAACGGGGATCTAATATGGATAAGCCAGTCAAACAAATACCGATTACGCCCAATAACAATGGGTACCCAAACAACGTGCCTAATACCCAAACCATGCGGACTCGTGGTACTAAAAACACGACCCGGGGTAACAGCAATAGCAAAAAGATGGGCTAAATGAACTACTCGACGCTATTTAATACGATCCAAGCCTATTGTGAAAACGACTTCCCTGACACGGTAGTTGCGACCACAACGGCTTCAACGACATCTTTTCTTACCAAAGATCAGATTGATACGTTCATCCGTCAGGCTGAACAGAGGATCTTTAATAGCGTTCAACTCCCAGTCGCCCGGGAAAACGTGACAGGTAACTGCACAACCAATAATAGGTTCTTGACTACACCTACAGATTGGTTATCCACGTTCTCGCTGGCTCGGATTGATCCAAGTGGCTCACAGGAATACCTGCTAAACAAGGACGTTGAGTTTATTCGGGAGGCTTTTCCTGACCCAACTGCAACGGGTGCTCCTACCCACTACGCTATTTTTGATGAGAATACGTTCATTTTGGGGCCGACCCCAGATGCCGACTATGGCATGGAGTTGCACTACTACGCCTACCCGGCGTCTATCGTCACATCGGGTACGACTTGGCTTGGTACCAACTTTGACTCTGCCCTTCTGTACGGCTCCCTGCTTGAGGCTTATACCTTTATGAAGGGTGAGAAGGACGTTAACGATATCTACATATCCCGCTACAATGAAGCACTTGCCATGTTGAAACAACTTGGTGAAGGCAAAGACCGTCAAGATATGTATAGAACCGTTCAAGCGAGGTATCCAGTTAGATGAGCACAATGAGCGAAGTAGCCTTCCTTTTAGGGGGCGCAAACGTCAAAGTTCTTACAACGCAAGGCCGAGGGTTTACCCCAGAGGAAGTTGCAGAACGGGCGCTAGACAAGATTATTTCTGTAGGTTCTCAGACGCACCCTGCTATTCGGGATCAGGCAGAGGCGTTTAGAAATCAAATCCGTCAGGTTTTGGTGTTTTACATGAAAGAAGCCATTAAGTCGCACCATACGACGCTGGCTATCAAGTTCAGGAAAGCAGGACATCCTGAGTTTATTAAACTTTTAGATGAATAAAGGAGCATTTTAAATGCCAATCACACAAGCAATGACCACTTCTTTCAAAGCACAACTGCTTTTGGGAGTTCACGATTTCCGTCCATCATCGGACACAGGCGCAGACGTCTTCAAACTCGCTCTGTATACATCCTCGGCAACTCTGGATGCAAATACGACTGCTTACACTTCTTCTAACGAAGTTGGTACTTCAAGCACCAACTATACGGCTGGTGGGCAAGCACTGACTAACACAGGTGTAGGCACAACCAACATTAACGCCAACACGGGTACAGGCTTTACTGACTTTTCCGATGAGACCTTCACGAACGCCAACTTCACGGCTCGTGGTGCGCTGATTTATAACAGCACTCCTTCGGCAAACAGCAACGCTAATACCACGCTGACCAATGCATCGGTCTGTGTGTTGGACTTTGGTGCAGACAAAACGGCTTCGGACGGTGACTTCACCATCATCTTCCCAACCAATGATGCATCAAATGCAATTATCCGCATCGCCTAAGAGTCTTAGATGCCTGCTTGGGGCGAAGGTAGATGGGGGCACGGTGAGTGGGGCGTTGGGCAGGTTGATGTCAACGTTCTGCTCGCTAGTGTCGTTGCGTCTGGGCAGGTAGGCAATGTAGCAGTAACGATTGGTAAGTCTGTACCTGTAACCGGTTTAGAGGCTACAGGGCAAGTTGGAACAGTTACATTTAATCAGGTTGCAAATGTTTATGTAGTAGGGGTAGAAGGGTCTGGTGAGACTGGCACCGCCACGGTTGTAGGTAGGGTCAATGTCTATCTCAGTGGAGTAGAGGCTCATGCCGAGTTAGACCCTGTTGGAGTTGCTGCCGGGGCTGATGTTGAACCTGCTGGGTTCCAGCACACGGTAGATCTTGGACAGGCTTTAGTTTCTGCTGCGGCAAACGTTCCTGTAACAGGCGTTCAAGGCAGTGGAGCAGTTGGACAGGTAGCACAAAGCACTGGCTATTACGTTACTGGAGTACAGGGTACCGGACAGTTAGGGCAGGAAGATGTAGAAACCGACGCTAATGTTGTTTTAACCGGCGTTCATGGTGATGGGTTTGTTGGGACTGTAGTAGCAAGGGCTGCGGCTAATGTCCCTGTATTTGGGTTAACAGCCACCGGACAGGTTGGCACTGTTGATGAGAGCCGGGAAGTAAATGTTTACGCAGTAGGTGTTGTTGGTACTGGGCAGTTAGGTGAGACCGACGAGAATATTGAGGCTAACGTATTCCCGACGGGGGTTGTAGGAACAGGTGCAGTTGGCACGGTTCGGGCTACGGTTGGGTATTACGTCACCGGGGTCGAAGGTACAGGGGAAACTGGAACAGTTACTTTCTCCATAGCGGCTAATGTTTACCTGACAGGTGTTGAAGGTACAGGTCTGTTAGGGCAGGAAGAAGCGGAAGGCGGAGTAAATGCTTTCCCGACGGGTGTAGAAGGTGTAGGGACGGTTGGTCAGGTAACAACAAAGACTATTAACAACATTCTTGTTACCGGTCTTCAGGCAACAGTAACATTAGGAACGGCAGTAGCAAGTATCCCAATATTGGTACCTGTAACTGGAGTTCAGGCGCAAGGACGTGTAGGAAAAGTTCTGATCTGGAGTAAAATCAACCCCAACCAGAACCCGAATTGGCAACAGGTTAACGATGTTCAAACACCAAATTGGATGCCGATAGCGGCATAGGAGTAACAAATGGCAAGTACATATTCAGACCTTAAGATTCAGTTAATGGCAACCGGAGAAAACTCCGGGGCTTGGGGTACTGTTACCAACGTAAACCTTGGCACAGCCCTTGAGGAAGCGATTGTCGGTAGGGCAACGGCAAACTTTACCTCTGATGCCAATCTAACCCTGACCCTTACGGACACTAACGCCACTCAGGTAGCCCGTAACTTTGTACTGAATGTCACTTCGAGTGTGTCATTAACTGTTACCCGAGACCTGATTGTTCCTGCGATTGAGAAACCGTACCTAATACAGAACAACACCACGGGCGGTCAGTCAATCCGGGTGATTATTGCTGGTAACTCAGTGACCGTTCCAAACGGCAAGACAGCGTTTGTATACAACGACGGCACGAATATCAGCATGGCTTCGGATTACTTCGTGGCCCCCACATTTAGTTCGTTCACCTCTACCGGCGATGGTACGTTTTCTGGTACGGGTCAGATCAAGGTGCCAGCAGGAACCACTGGAGAGCGAAGCGGTACTCCGTCAAACGGTATGTTTCGGTACAACTCGTCTCTTGCCCAGTTTGAAGGGTATGCGGCTGGTGCTTGGGGAAGTATCGGTGGTGGCGGTCAGGCTGGTGGTGCGATCACTATTAATGAGACCACGGCCTCCCAGAGTTACACAATCGCTAGTGGTGAGAATGGTTTGAGCGTTGGCCCAATAACTGTTGCATCTGGCGTGACTATTACGGTCTCGTCCGGTCAGCGCTGGTTAATCCTGTAAGGAGATAAACATGGCAGTAGATATTAATGGTGATGGCCTTATAGCGTTAGGTGGAACATCCACTACCCAAGGTCGCCTAAGACTTGCAGAAGACACAGATAACGGCACTAACTACGTCGAGTTGACCGCCCCTGCTCTATTGGCAAGCAATATAACTCTGACGATGCCCAGTGCTCAAAATGCAACGCTAGGGTATCTCAACATTCCCCCAGTCGGAACTAAGACGGGTTCTTACACACTGGCTACAACGGATGTTGGTGAGTACGTACAAGTTGGATCTGGTGGATCAATCACAATCCCAGACGCTACATTTTCTGAAGGTGATGCAGTAACAATCTTCAATAATACTTCTGGTGGTATTACCATTACTTGCACAATTACAACCGCTTACATTGCTGGAACGGACTCCGACAAGGCTTCTGTAACTCTAGCCACTAGGGGTGTTTGTACTATCTTGTTTATTTCTAGCACTGTCTGCGTTATCACAGGAAACGTGACATGAGTGGTATTCAGTTAATGTTTGTTGGCGGCGGTGCTGGGAAGACAGTTATTAATCTTTCCATTACATCCAATACAGCAAACTATGACGTTTATGCAAACCGTGGCCCAACCTATGTTGCAGGAAACTCTGAAATCACGGTAACAATTGGCCCCGCAGCAATTGTTTATAGTTCGTCTACTGGAACAGCCGCATTTACAGTACCGTCCGCATTTAACCCCGGAGATACTATTACGGTAGTTAACAACGGTGTAATTCTTGGGCGTGGGGGTAACGGTGGTGGCGGTGGCCCGGCTCCATCAGGTGGGGGAGCCCCGCCCGGGAGTCCCGGCGGCGCTGCTGGTGGAGCGTTTTTAACCCAACGTGCTGTTACCGTAAACAACTTAAATAGAATCGCTGGCGGTGGCGGTGGCGGAGGTGGAGGTGGTGCCGCAAATGGATATAACCCTGACGACGGTAATTTTTACCCCGCTCCGGGCGGCTCTGGTGGCCCCGGTATTGGCGCTACTTCGTTAACTGCACCTACTCCCGGTGGTGCGGGGACTATTAATCCTGTCGCTCCGGGGGTAAGAGGTGGTAACGGCGGTGCCGGTGGAACTTATGGAAGTAGCGGAAGTAGCGGAAGTACGAGCACCTCTGGTTCCCCCGGTGGTTCAGGCGGCGCTGGCGGCTATGCAATAAGCGGCAACCCATTTATTACCTACATAAATACTGGCACCAGAAACGGTGGAATTTCATAAGGAATTTAAAATGTCTCTACAGTACAAGATTAGAAGTTTTAACGCAGCCTTTGGTCAGATCTCTATAGAGTATTACTCTGCAAATGGTCAATATTCACAAGAGTTTGCATTAGACCTGCCTATTAAAGATGACAACACATACCCGGTTGGCGATGAGTTATCCGCTCTTATTATGAGCACGGCCCCAACTTGGCACTACGAAAGAACACAAAAAGTTTTGGCTGGGGTGAGCAACTCTGCTGCTATTCAAAGTTTAGTCGAGCCTTACCCACAACCAGAGCCAGTAGTTTCTGGGTCGTAAAATTTAGATAGGAGTAAGAAATGCCCACTTCAACAATAATCTCAGATAACGGCGTATTGTCGGGTACTACTGGCCTAAAGACGGCTGGCGGCGACGACGGCACGTTACTTCTGCAAACTACGACTGCTGGTGGCACGGCTACCACGGCGGTAACAATCAACACTACGCAAGTAGTATCTCTGACAAATCCGTTGCCTGTTGCATCAGGCGGAACTGGGTCAAACACGGCTACATTTAGTGGCGCTAACATCACTTCTCTAAATGCGTCTTCAATTTCTAGTGGAACTTTGGCAGTTGCCCGTGGGGGTACAGGTGCAGCAACGCTAACCGCCAACAATGTCATTCTTGGTAATGGAACGTCAGCCGTCACATTCGTGGCTCCGGGTACATCTAGTAATGTACTTACGTCTAACGGAACGGCTTGGGTCTCACAGGCCGCACCAACACCGTCTTCATCGGTTGGAGCCGTTGGTACATATGCATTATTAAGAAACGCAAACAACACTACGTTAAACGCTGGAGACACTGTAACTGGGGGTCTAGAGTATGCTAACTCTGGCGGTAGTAGTAGTGGGTCAGCCAGTGGAACTTGGCGGTGTATGGGTTATACAGAAGGCGGCGCAGGAAACGCACGGATTACAACACTATTTTTACGAATTTCTTAAGTCTAGTTCCCCAAGGAGTAACCAATGAGCAAAATAGCACTAGAAGGTAACGCAAGCGGTACAGGTACATTTACCATTGCGGGGCCAAATACAAACACTAACTACACCATCACGCTGCCACAAGAAACAGGCACGCTGATCACTACCGGCATCACAACCGGTTTAAACGGATCGGCTATATCTACCGGCGTTGTTGCAGCAAGTGTGGGTGGTACAGGACTTACATCTGCCGGTACAAACGGTAACGTGCTGACATCGAATGGTTCTGCTTGGGTCTCACAGGCTGCAGCGGCTGGTGGCGGTGATTACATAATGCAAGTGTTTACAACTCCCGGCACTTGGACTAAACCTGCTGGACTGAAGGCGATTAAGGTCACAGTTATTGGTGGTGGGGGTGGTGCAACTAGCAACCCAAGTGCTCCTGCTGGTGGTACGTCTTCATTTGGATCCCCTGCATTTTTAAGTGCTACAGGTGGTGGATCGGGGAATGTACTTAATTCTACAGCGTCTGGCGGTACTGGTAGTGGTGGGCAGTTAAATTCTTCTGGAGCAGGTAGTTATTATTGGAACACAGGCCCTTATGTTTTTGTAGGAGGAGGTTCTGCATTTGGATTTGCTCTACCAACACCTATCAGCGTTAGTGTTGGCGGATCTGCTTATGGAGGTGGTGCAAGACTAATAGACCCCGCTATGCCCGTTAATGGTGCCGCAGGTGGTGGTGGTGGTGGTGCAATTGAATATATCGACGCTCCTGCTTTACCCGGCCCACAACCATACACAGTTGGTACTGGTGCCCCCGCCACTCAATCAGGTGCCGCAGGCGTAGTCATAGTCGAAGAATTTTATTAATAAGGAATTTGTAAATGAAAGCATTAATTTCCCCTAATGAAATTTTTAACTACTCATACATTTCTTCTTGGAATGAAGTGGGTGGTGTATGGAATCCGGTTTACTCTGAGATTCTAAATTGCCAGCGGGTTGCTCAAGTTGAGCCAGACAATCAAACTTTCCCCGTGGCTGAACCTTTGTATTGGTTTGACTGCCCGGATAACTGTCAGGCTGATACTTGGTATTTCAAGGACGGTCAGGTTGCTGTTAAGCCTACTGATGTTCCAAAACCTTAATAAAGGGTAACTAATGTGTGAATCCATGAATCAACTTCAGATGCAAGGCTACTCGCATCTTTATGGTTTTCTTAGCAAGGATAGTTGTTCAGAATTAACCACAGAACTTAAGAGAATTGTTGCTGAGGGGAAAACCACAAGAGATCCGCAGTGCCCACTGTCTGAGGCCGTTCATGGGGCAGTCATTTTTGATTCCTTATTAGAGCAACTTCTACCTAACTTTGAACTTGCATCGGGTAA